CAGCAGCCCCACGAAACGGTCAGGTAAAAGGACTTTGACAGTTTCGGCAACACCGAAACCGATCAAGAGCCAGTTACGCTTTGAGCGGAGAAACTGCGACAACTTCATATTGCCCCCCGTTTAGAAGTGATCGATGAGACCCGGCACACTAAACACAGGCATCGGTCTCGTCGCTCTGTTGTCAATGTAAACGTCAAGAATGAACTGCGGCTCATCCGTGACAGCGACGACACGCTCAATAGGCGTGTTGCTCTGGATGAACTCATCGTTGAGAAGCGGCAAGGTAGAAAACTCCTCTGCCAAGTGCCAGAAGTCGAGCGGCGTTGCGGTCTGCGAGCGCATCTTGCCCGTGACCTTACTGCGACCGTAGCGATACTCGGCAAACCGCTCTTGATAGCCGAAAACCAAATCGTCGTTGGCATCGCCCTGCGTGTAGATCTCCTTGTTGAGGACGGCCTGTTCGCCAAGATGAGCGAAGGCGGGCCAGTAGAAATCCTCGCGCGTGGAACGAGAGAACATGCGCGGCAAGCCCTGCTGATAGGTGACGTCAGCCCGGATCTGGCAAAGACCGATCACGATCGTGTGCTCGGTAAAGGACTTGGTGAAGCCCTGACCGTTGGAGACAGCAGTCGCGAAAGCCGCCAAATTGCCCTGCGGCGTTGCGCCGGAAATCGCCGTTTGCGGGACGGCGTTAACGATGATAGCCGTGGACGAGCCGCCAAGATACTCCGGCCTCTGAAGCCGAGCATCAGGCGAGACCACGGAGAAGTGAGAACGCAGGATCTCCGTGTAACGAGTACCGCCACGAGCATCACGCTCAAGCATCTTTTGCATCTGGAAGGCCTGACGAAGCGCATTGATAGTCGCTCCAGTAGCTCCCTCGAGGTCGGTATAGATCTGCGGCACGGCAGGATTAGACGGCGAGCCGAGACCATACCACGCGAGGTTGGAAGAAAGGGCGCGGGAATACGGATAGACCACCGTATCACCGCCCGTCTCAACGACGCTGACGTTTGTGGTTGCGGAGAAATTGCGCTCCGTGGTAGCAATGCCGATACCAGTTACGGGCGCTCGCTCTCCAAGAGGGATCGTGACGGCGTCACCTTTCTGCGGCCACGGTAGACACGACGTAAAGTAATCGTGCTTCTTATTCCTCTTAAGCAGAACGTAGTCGGTCGGGTCATCTGGACCATCGCCCAGATCAACAACAACCGGATCTTGAAGATTCTGATCACGGAACCACTCGTTCCAGATCAGATTATAGGCCCGGAAAAAGTCCGAACGAACGCTGAAACCATCAACACCTGTCGGGATGCCGAAGTAGTCCGCGAGCGATTCGACAGCGAACCCGGTCGTGGCCGGCGCGGGCATCTCGGGCATAAGATAGTCCGTCGTGTCGTCAGGCGTGACCTTCTCGCCCATGAAGTTCTGCCAATGATCCCAGACCAGACGCTCCGGGACCCCGAAATAGAACGTGTCGAGATACACGTTGTCCATGTACGGGACGATCGGTGTGGCCATGCGAGCGAGAAGAACAGCGCGCAGGTTGAAGGTGTCACCCGGCAGGGCCTCCTCCACGAAGAACGGGTAGAGATAGTCGGCATTGATGGCAGTCTTGTGCCGCTCCTCACGCCTGAAAACGGAGCGAGGCAGGTTGACCGACGGGATCCGGGCGAAAGAGTGCGCCGAAGGAGAAGGCAGGGAGGGTGACTTGATCATCGTTTTTTTCCTTTGCTGTCAGTGGGACCAGTTAATATCTAGTAATAAAGACTGGTCCCACATTACGCACCCGCCTGCGGGGCGGGAGCGTTGTCGGTTTTTTGCGCTTCGGGCCTTTCATCCTTCGGCGCGTTCTGTTCAGGAGCGGGAGGCGGCGGCAAAAGACCGAGCTTAACCGCCTCTTCGCGATTCTTCGGATCCGCGACGAAATCGAGCATGACGCCCGGATCATTGTTGAAGCGGGCACGGACAGAAGCGGGCAACTGCTCGAAATCGCTCATGACGCCCGCAATACGGTTTTGAAGCGCGTGGAAATCTTCCGCGCTCGTGAAATCACCGAAGCGCGGTTGAGACGCGTTCATGAAGAGCGGGACGTTCTTATCCTTCTTGTACTTCTTGAACAGCTTGTTGATGTCACAGTCGTCCTTGAAGTGTTGGAGTGCTTTGGACGGCTTGGAGAAGGTCGTGCCTTGCACTTTCGGGTAGTTGAAGCGTCCGCTGATTCTCTGCATTTTGACCTCGAAATCTGGCTTTTGTTGAACTTCCGTCAACGCGCAGAATAACATAATATATGTTCATGGTCAAAAGAAAAAAGGGGGGGAGCCGATAGGGTAGCCCCCCCCCTTAAAAAGACGCGCTATGCGCTTCTTTTTATACCATAGCCGGCTTTTTCACGAAATCGGAAGCCGGCGCAAGGGGAAGAGGCATATCAAGAGATTCCATCTTCCCCGTCACATCGTTGAACGTACCCAACCGGAACAGCTTGAAGTCACCGGGATGAGCGGCCAGCTTGCTCTTGGGATCCCCGACGGCATCACCGAAAGCCCGCAGAGCTTCGCCGTCGTGGACCATCAGGAACGGCGGCGCAAAGACGAGGGCCTTCTCATCGAACACAGAGTAAACGTTGAACACCATCATGGCTTTCTTGCTCCTATCTTAAGTACGTACTTCTTACGAGTTCGAGTTGAACGGCGCGTTTGAGCTATCCGCACACGAGTGCCGGAGGCACGCCCCGCACGCAAGCGTGCGGGTCCTAAAGTGCTAGAAGTGCCTTCGTAACTACGGACGAGCCGTTGTACTCGCTTTTCACGCCTCACAGCCCGAGCGGTGAGACGATCCGGGTTGATCGGATCTTTTTTTGAGAGGTAATCTATTCTTTTTTCTTTAAGTTTTTTATACGCATTTGGATCTATAACTTCGTATTTTTTTTCAAAGTATTTAGGGAATTTCATTTGTTTACCGCCCGGGAGAACTAGTAGATCGTGGACAAATATATTAGAGGCGTGTTTTTGGATCCAATCAGAAGCGAGGCCCGGCACGCGGGACATCGTGCAGTATTCAGGCAGACGCCCCTGGTAGTGATCCGGAGCAGTCTTACCTGTAATTTTTTTCATCACGTAACGCGCAACGTAAGCGCAAGATTCGAAAGACACATCACCGACCGATGAGAAGCCAAAAGTCCAGAGTTTCTCCAGTATCGGAGAACGATATAGACAATTGCCATTTTCAACAGTCCAGAGGTACTTATCCGGGAAGTCGAAGTTGAACAAGATTGCGTGATGATGAGGCCGCCCGAATTGTTCGCCATACTCGGCGGCATGATAGAAGCGAATACCGTGTTCTGACAACCACGCCTCACGGCGCGGATCCTTTTCGTCCGTATAAGGACAGACAGGAACGAAGCGTTCCCGCAAACGCTTCATGAAGTTGACGAAGTGATGCTTCGTCAGAGAGCCGCCCGGCGGCAGGTGTTCGTCGTCGAAAGTCAGAGTAATGAAACAGTTTTTCTCGTGGAGAGAGGCCTCAAAGACACAGCGAGCCGCCCACGAGCGAGAGTAATCAATACGGCATCCGGTACACTGGCCGCAGGGTAGAGAAATCCCGTCATAAAGCGACGGGAACTTCGGGGAGAACGCTATTGTATGCTTCCCCGTCGCCGGGTCGGGTACTTTCGACCGCCCGGCAGACAGGGGAAAGTCACAAGGCACTACAGACGAAACCCGCCCCGCATGGGTCGGGTGTCGTGATTGAGACGGTGCTCACGATCGGCGGTACGACTGAACTTGCGCCGATCACGGCGGCGATTCTTGATGCGACGACCACGAGGAGCGCGAGCGGTAGGCATGTTTACCCCTTATAAGTGTCAGTTTCGTAACGTAAATCAGCCCGGCGGGGCTGATAATGTGAAACACCTCTGGAACCACGGGCGGCGGTGACAGCAGAATTGCCGACAGTTACGCCACGAGTAAGCGCGCCGCCCATCATGCCACCCGCAAAGGAAGCGACCGGGCGGCCGACAGCATCGATCGTCCGACTGATATAACGAAGGGCCTTCGCATACTCGGTCTCTTCGAACTCTGATTCGGCCTTAGCTCTGGCCTCGTCATACTTCGCAATGTTGGCCTGATGCCCGGCCAGACGCGCCTGCTCTAGCTCTCGCTTGGCTTGGGCACGCGTGGCTTGAACTTGAGCGATTGCCGCGGCCGATTGTGACGCCTTCGGCAGTACATCGGGCATAGCGGCATTGACGTTCTGATGTACAGCTTGACCACCCGATCCGACAGCGGCACCCTTGTGCGCTGATAAGATAGGATTAAGGCCCGCAGCGCGAAGATCCGCCACTTCGCGCTGGTGAGCAGTATTCGACATGCGCTCCTGCCAGTCACGGTTAACTTGAGCTTCTGCAGAATTGGCGGCATTGGCATCCTTCTGGCCCTCACGAGCCGAAAAAGCGGAGAAGATCTGCCCGGCTACTGGCAGAGCTTGACCGATGAATTGACCAAGACCGGACAAGAAGCCCATCAGGCACCCGGAAGTAGAGCGCGGATGACCGCCGACA